GCCCGTGAGACATCGCCCGAGACGGTTCCACCCGCTACCGGGGTTCCGATGGTTGCCTGTACCGCTGTAATGTCTCCCGTGATGTCGGCATAGCTGGCAGGCTTGGACGACACTTTGAGCCGCCCTTCCTCATCAATCTTGAGCAGGGTGTAATCGCCGTCGTCGCTCGTTGTTACGGCGTCGGTTGAAGACCGCATCCCGAGCAAAGGAAGTCCGAGATCACCAGACGCCGCCGCCGAGTCCTCCGCCTTGTACGCCGCTAGGATAGCCGCCAAGGTCGTTTGAGTCGCCGCGCCCGTTGGAAGGGGCAGAGAAGCCGCTGAGATGGGAATAGCGTTGCCAGCATCGTTCGTGATCTCCACCGAGCCAGCGATGTCGACGTTACCGATAACCTCAATGGCTTGCTGGTCAAAGGCGATAGCGACAGGCACGGATGCCGCCATTGCCTTCTGTCCCTTCGTCGGAACCTTTGCATCGATGGCTTGCAGAGTTGTCTCTGTAGCTATATCGGCTGGAATAATTTCAAGAGCGTCTGGCATGGTTAATATCCCGTAATGAGGACAATTTGTCCGGTCGGTGCAACCCAAAGGCAGTTTCTGGTTGGCTGAGTAGCGTCGTTGCGAACAGGAAGGTCACCAGCGGTGAATCCGACCCCGTCGGCTCCATCAGCGCCGTCAGCACCTGCGGGTCCTTGTGGGCCGGTGGGACCAATCGCATACTCGCCGTTAATGGTTACCGAGCCAGGAACAGCAAGCGTAATAGAATAGGGAGCGGGGACGGTTACAAGAACCTCACTCATCCTCGTTCACCACCGTCCTGACTTTCAATTCTCCTTCAAGGATGAGGGTCTGAGTTGCTCCAGAAGATTCCCAAAGCTCTACAGTGAACGGAATCAATTTGGAGGTAAACGCTCTAGTCTCGGCAACCGTGAACTCAAGCAAAGCAATTCCGGAGGCGGCGTTGGTGATTGTGAACCCTGAGTTGCTTACGCCAGTCTTCTTGATCAACCGAGGAGTTGTACCTGCGACGAACACCAGCTGCTTTCCCGTTAGGTTAACTGCTGAACCACTTTGGGAAACAGTCATCGTTACCGGAAGCGTTGTGCCTTTGATTACTTCAATCTGTGTCATTTCGGTTAGAATGAGGCGATGAAACCTCTTGTTATTGGGCTTGGAATTGTTGCGCTTGCACTAGGTGCTGTGTTCGTCAAGCAAGCCATGACGCCAGCGATGACATTTGAGTGGACCGTCAACGAAAACAACGTGAGCGTAGGAACGATCACCAACACAACATCACAGACTTTTGAACGTGTCTCGCTCTGGGTCCCGGTATCAGTCACCAAAGGAAACTTCTCTGTTCAAACAACTCAGGACGGCAAATGCTTTGGGATGAGAGACCTTGACCTCAAACCTGGTCAATCGTTCCCGGCTCAATTCTTTGCACAAGGATTAACCGCAAATACCGTCCCTGAAATTCAATCCCCTTCGGGAAGCGTGCGTGTCGTGCTTGCTCGTTGAGCCGATCTCATTTGCTCGAGAATCTCTCTTGATGTCATGTCGATGATGTCAGCGGCCCACCTGTGATCAGGCTTCGGAATCTCTTCCCCGCCTAGCTTCTCGTAGATGCCGTGAAGCAGTTCAAGAACCTGAGCGTCGTAGCTTAGGCTTCTTCTGGTGAGTCTGAAGACTGCTTCGGCTGCACAGCTTTTGGGTCGGCTGAAACCGCCTTGTTGAGCTCGTTGGCGGCGACGACAAGCAGGTTGTACTCGTCTTCCCTCACAACCGATGCCCGAAGTAGCTCCTCAAAGCTGTACGGCTCATCCTGCCTCTGCATGATGCAAAGACCAGCCAGAGAGTAGGCGTAGGTTTCGGTGACTAAGATGTACCGCTCATCAACCATGAACGGGAATTCGCCGGCGGGTCCCCACTGCTGAAACTTCTCTTTTCCGAGAGCTTCGTAACGCATCGTGGATGCCGTGTCCATCTTCTCAAGGATGACCTTCCCGAATGTGGGAAGGTCGAGTTTCTTGCGAGGGAGAACCGGCGCCGGGATGTCGAAGAAGTTTGCCCGTGACATTAGCTGAACGCCGGGTTAGCGACGTATGCTCCTGCGTTCATAAACGCGAAGGTCTCAAGGTTCATCTTCCAAGTCGACTTGCCCTTGACGTATGTCTCGGTGTGGCCGTTGTACTGCGCGTAGATGGTCTCGGTCTGAACCGTGGTTCCCGCGTTGTCTTTGATGGTGACGACCAGCTGGTAGTAGTAGCCAGCCAAAGCCAGGGCAGGGATCACATTGCGGTGGATTCCGGTGTTTGTGTCGGTGGTTCCAGCAGAGGTTGATGCCAAAGCCTGAGCAATCTCGGTGATCGTGAAGTTTGTACCCTGCTCAACGATGACCCGGTTCCGGTAGGGTGAGTCGCTTGGCGAGATCGAAACCTTGTCAACTTCGTTCGAAGCCGAAAGCGGATCCACGTCAAGGATTCCGAAGAACGTGAATCCAGATGCTGCAACGGTCATTACTCCGGTTGCTCCTGCGATCGTTACCACCTTTGCGCTGATAGCGACATTCTTTCCAAGTAGCCACTGTGGGACTGCGTTTGCCATTTATTTGTTACCTTCTTTTGGGTCGTTGACAACTACGGGGGAGTCGTCAGGAACTTCGATTTCTTGCGTCACTCCGCCGAGTCCTTTGATTGTTTTCGTGCTCATAGCTTGTCAATTTCCTGAAGAGCTGTCTGCAAGTTGATGTCTCGCCAAGGTGCCACCACATGGGCGACCCGCTGAACGATTGGGCGGCTGATCTGCAACGTGTTCGGAGTGTTCTCAATGAATTCCGCGTGCTCCGTCTCGTTGATCAAAGCGTTGACCATTTCGCCGTTCTGGAAGTGTCCGATCTGTTCGCGCCAGCCAGAAGCGAACTCGCCAGTCTGAATGTTGATGACGCCAGGATCACCCTCGTTCGGGATTGGTCCTCTCGGCCCTAACGCTCCGTTTGCCCCTTGCCCGTAAGGGTGACCAAGACCTCCGGCGGCGACCGCTGTGCCGAGCATCTTCTCGGTTGCCGTCCCACTGCTGTATTCATGAGCGACGTCCCCCATAATCCGGAGCGTCTGGTGCTCAGCAACCTCGACGTGGTGAAGAATCATAATCGCCGCATCATCGAACGCAGTCCTGGGCGTGAACCCAGTCTGGTTCCCTAGGGTAATCGTGATTGGCATCAGAGTGCTGCTACATAGAGCTTGGGGAACGTGATCAAACCACCGCAAACCGTCACACCTGACTGAGTGCGAAGCGTTTGCATCACAGGGTTGAGATCAGAGCTATCGATCACAGCGTCAGCCATCATGCAGAACGTCTCGTTCGACCGTGTCCTCACGGCTTCGTCGAGGGCTTGTAGTTTTGCGTTGATCGTGGTCTGTGTCGCTTCGTTTGCTTCCGAGTCGATGTAGAAGACCGTGACCGGACCGTTCTTGTCGTTCCTGTCCGACGTGAGGTTGATCGGCGTGAAGTTTCCAAACGCCAGGAAGCAATATGGAAGCCCAGGATTGTCGTCCGTCATTCGGACCGTGATGTTGGTCTTGAGCGACTGGATCGCAGTGAAGAAGTTGGAGACTGAGCCAGAACCCGGCATGATAATCTCAGGCCACACAGTGGAAATGATGTCCTGCCACTCGGCTTGAAAGGCTGGTAGGTAGTCTGCCATTAGATGTCTCGCTTTTTGGGAAGTGGTTCGCTTTCCGGGTTCATGTAGTCAATCCAATTCGACTTACTGCCGTTGAAATCAACAATCCGCCTTGATCGCCAAAGCTTGAAAGCTATCATTCGATCCGCTACAAACTTGACCAACTCTTGCTCGTCTGTGAAAATTTGCTCGGTGTAATGGGTCTCAATAAGGCCGTCTTCATCCTTTAACCCACCTTCGGGATAAACGAGAATCCATCCGCCGTTGGCTTCCCTAATGAAAAAGTCGCAGTCCACTCCGACTGGGGTTATAACCGCGCTCATTAACTCACCTTGGGTTCCGGTGTCGGAGTCGTGTAGAAGGTCTGGTAACCAGAGAGAGGTCTCTTGTCGGGGTCACCCATCACCATTTGCCACAGGACTCTGCCGTCCCTGGTCGTGATCTTCACAACGTCTTCGGCGCGAATGTCGAGACTGATGTCGCAGTCGATGACGTCGGACGTCATGATGTTCTGCTTCTTGAGGATCGCCGGGAGAGCTCTTCCGAATCGCTCGTCAAAGTTGTGGGTGCCGTGGTGGTTGACCGCATACCCCGAGTGGATCAGCTTAAATCCGTTGACGAAATCACCCGCGGAGTTTCGGTCCGTGGAGAGGTTTCCCAGTCGATAAACGTCGCAAGTGTCCAGATCGAGAATAGCGACGGGTCTGGTGATGCTTGGCATTAGACAAGCACCGGCCTTGTTCGTTGAAGGAACGTGCGAAGCGGTCGCCGATAAAGTGCTTTGGCTGCATCGAACTCCGATTTCCACCCGGCAAGCGTTCCGATTTGCTCAGATGACCAGGTGAAGTCTTGGTCGAGGTCTTTAAGACCCGTGAGCATTCCGTTTCCAGACATTCTCGCCGCGTCTGCAAGGTTTGCCGCCGCCTTGGACGCCACTGCCGACCAGATCGCCGCAGGGACTTCTTCAAAGCCAAACTGGGCGGTTACCTTGATGTTCGACCGACCTTGTGGGAACTTGGTCCACCAGCCGACACTCATGTTCGAAGGTCCGCGAAGGATTTGGACGTGCGTCTTTGGGAATGGTGGGTGCTCGACCTCTGCCCAGTTCGTAATCGTGATGGTCGAAACGCCTGGGAGCTGAAGGAATTCGATGGACTCAATGGAGACGTATTCGTCAATGACGATCTCTCCGGTCCCGGAGCCGTTGTAGTAGCGAATCTCTCCGGTCGCGCCAGGAGCGAACTTTCGCCCGGTTGCATGCTCAAGTTCAGCAATAGCAGCATCGATCTTGAGTTGCTTAATGTCGGCAGTCACACCAGCACCAAGAGTGATGTTTGCGGACGCCAGGAGATCGGTCACGTCGGAAACGGTTGGATATGCGGTGTAGTCGATTGCCATGAAATCTGTTCCCCGGCATTGCACCGGGGGAGTTTTTGTTGTGCGTCCTTACGGAGCGGCGGCTGTGATGTCCGCGAAGTAGGTGATCGTTGGCGACGTGCCAGCGCCTGCAATGGTCACCGAAAGGCGAACCTGTGCGTTTGCTGGGGTCGCGAGCACCTTTGCGCCGACTGGGAACTCGATCGGAAGATAGGCTTCCGCGGCCTGTGCGGTGGCGCTGAGCGTGATCGTTGAAGCAACGAATCCGGTGGTCCAAGTTGAACCACCATCGACGGTGTACTCCAGCGAGAAGATCGCCGTGTTCGATCCCGAAGCGTTTGCCGCAGCCGAGTAGATAACTCGGGCGAACATTTCTCGGTTCGATCCGTAGGGGAGTGATTTGCCGGTACCGTTGAAGGTAGCGGTCTTGGTGACTGATGCCTGTAGGGCAAGTAGTGCGTCTGCTGCCATTGTCTTGTTTCCTTACGACACCTTGATATCGTAGAGTCGGGAGATCGCACGGGTGTGCGTCTGGTAGAGACCGATCGGCCACTCCAAGAAGGTGCGGAAGATCGTTGGCTCATCAGGGCGCATCCCAAGCTGTTGAACAGCCAGAGGCGACATCTGCCAGCCATTGAACGTGTCCTCTCCGTAGCGGACGCCGTAGATCGAGCTGTAGTTGCTCGAGCCGTTGGCACCTGCGGCGGTTTCGGTGTTCGTGATGATCTCGGTGCTTTGGTCTGCCTTAACACCAACCGAGCGGATGACCGCGTTTCGGAAGGTGGTGACCTTTCGACCAAATGCGTCCTGGGTCATGTCGAAACCACCACCAGCCCCAAGGAGCCGGATTGCCGAGTTGATTCGGCGTCGGACGTTTCGGTTCATGTACAGAACAACACCGTCACCCTCTGGGGCGCCCATTTCGTCAAGCATCTGCTCAAGGAAGCGGATCAGAGTGTTTGCAGTTCCGGAAGTGATACCGGAGTTGGACAAGTCCACACCACCAGCATCGATCTTACAAGCCGAGTTGGTTCCCCAAACGGATGGATTGTCAAGTCGGTCGCGAAGTCCAACGAACGAGTCAGCGTTTCCGGTGACGTGGTTGTTGTTGATGAACTTGTCGTTGATGTCGTACGACCAGGCGGTGAGAACCATCTTGACCTGCTGGTCAGCTGGGTTCCCAACGGCGTTCTGATCCATCATCAGAACTCGGTCAACATCAATGGCGTTTGAGCCGATGTAAACCTGTTCCGAGAATGGAGCAGCGGTTCCGCTTGCGACGGTGGTCGAGCCGTTGATCTTGCGCCATCCCATGTTGGGAAGGCCGCCGATCACGCGGGAGCCGTTGACTTTCATCGTCGGTTTGGTGACAAATGCGATGTCGTTGAGAACAGAGTCCACCTGAAGCAAGGAATAAGCAATTCCCTGAATCAAAGGCTCGTTCGACTGCATCGCCCACTGTTGGAGTGTTAGCGAGTTTGAATCTACTGCCATGAGCTTTCTTTTCGTATAGGGTCATCACTGACTTATGGCGTCAGGCACCAACGACGAGTACACGTTCTTGAGCGCGAACGGCGCGGCTGGTCATGGGGAGCGTTATGCTCCCGGAGTGAGAGGTGATCGGACAGCGGCAAGCCGTTGAGGGTCATTAGCGACCTTCACTGCTTCTGCACCGATGCTGATTCGTCCCCAGTCCTTTGGCTCAAGAGCTTGAGGAGGGGCGGTCTGCACAGGAACACTGCCTGGTAAACCTGGGTTGGTTGGAGATCCGCCGACAATCGAAACGGGTGCCACTTGTGGAACGAGAACCGTTCGAAGCTCGATGAGAGCGTCGTACTTCTCCGAGTTGGTCGAGTAAGCCCGGGTAAGGTTGCGTGCCTTCTCCTGCATCTCAGGAGCCAGTGTTGCAACTTCTCGCTCAAAGAGATCAGCGAACTTCTGCTCGGATTGGGTCGCCTGAAGCTTGTACTGCTCGGCAGCCGAAAGATTCTTCTTGGCGTCCTCAAGTTCGACCTTGAGTCGGTCGTTCTCGGCAAGCTTTGCGCGCTCCGCTTCGGTCAGAAGGGCTTCGGCGGCTTCGGCTTTCTTGCGAAGCTCCTCGCGCTCTGCCTCAACGGCTCGTTTCTCGTCGAGGATGCGCTTGTTCTGCTCTCTGAGCTGTCGCACGCCTTCTGGCTCGACTGGTTCTGGGATTGGAGGTACTGCGCTCATTGAGCGACCCTCTGGTAGACATTGCAACCGGTCGAGGCGTCCCACGCGATCCACTTGACGTTCACGCCAGCGATCTGACTGGACATCTTGCTTTGATCAAGGAAGGGCTTGCAGGCATCCATTTCGCCAGTGATCGGGTTCTCGATCTGAGTTGACCAAGGTGGTCCTTCGAACGGATGACCAAGCCAGACAAATGCGTCGTCTGGTCCTTCCCAATAGCCTTCCTCCACGACTCGTTGATAGCCTTCCTTGTCTGGTTCGGACATGACGGGCGGAATGAAGTGAGCGACGTAGCCTTGCGCCTGGTCGGTCTTCCAGTCTCTGGTTGACGCCACCAGCGGTTCTGGTACGGGTTTGGTTTTAGCTGTTGCCATGGTGTTCCACGCTTATTAGGCCAAGCGGCGGCCCCTGAGCGCATAGCGCCCAAATCGTTGTGTTTGGTGTGGCGGTTAGCCTAGAACTGGATCACAGTTCCGTCGAGCAGTTGGAGCTCACAGCGGCAGAAGACACCGCATTCTGTTTGACCCGCGCCAGGAACGGTCGGCAGTGAGTCTTTTCGATATTCCTTCTGAGCAAGTTTCGGACAATCACGGCATTCGCTTTCGTCCTTGATGTCCACCCACTTGATCTCTTCCCAAGGAGCAAGCATGTCGACCGCCCCCCAGTTCGCAGTGCCACGAACGCGCTCGTTGTAGAACCGCATCCGGTGCTGAATGGCTTTCTCGTCGTAGTAGTCGTTCGGAGAGTCAGGAAGATGCGCTGGGGGCATCACTCCGCCTTCTCTGATCCTTGCGAGGATGTCCTTCTCGTCTCCGAGATCGGGGTAAAGTTCCTCAAGAGACTTGACGTAGCGCCTATCCTTGTCCTCTAGCTGGTCGATGAACCCCTGAAGGAATTCCTCTTGCTCTTTTGCGACGATGTCGATGTAAGGAACCGTGTCGGCCGGCTGAACATCGCCTCCGGTGCTCTGCGCCCCGTAGACGTAAGCCATCGTGTGGGCATGCTTCAAGGTTGCCATCGATGCCGCGCCAAACTGGTTGGTGCTGAGCGATCCATTCACAAGCCCTAAGACGTGCGAGACCAGGCTTTCAGTGGTTGCCGCAGTCAGGATGCCAAAGGCGAGATACCAGTAATCCCGGTTCTCCTTTTTTGGCTTTCTGTACTTGCGAAGCATGACACCCTAGTTTACTTTTGTTCCTGCGAATCCTTCTTGGACTTCACCGAACCTGGTAAGTCACCCGAGAGGCTTCTTCGTTGACGCGCCATTGCCGAAGCCATGACGTCCTCCTTCTCGGAGGCTTTTGCGTCTCGTTCCTCTTGCTCGACCTTGATTTGCTCAAGAAGCTCGTCAACGTCGTGAACGTCGTCAGAAGTAGCGATCTTTCGAACCGCCAGCTCCTTGGTCGTCAGCCCACCTTCCACAAGCTTGAGCTGTCTGTCGGCAAGCTGACCCTTCTCGTCTTCGGTCTGCTCAAAGAATGGAGGCCACTGAATCTGAACGTCTGCGCCGATTCCTGCCGCCCATGCTGTGGAGCCAAGGTTTGCCATGCCGATGCAAAGGCGCTCCATGAACACACAGAAGCCGTCCTCCCCGTAGAGTTGCCTCTTCTCGTTGGTTCGCTCAATGATTGGGGCGTAAATCTGGGTCATTACCGCAGCGGTAAGGTTGCCCTTGTTGGTGATGTCTTCCGCGTCCACTTCGACCGAGCCGACCGCTTGCATAAGCTCTTGCTTGAGCTCCTTGGCAAACGCATCAAGGTGAGGACGGAGAGCGGCATTGGTCTGAAGGAGATCAACGCGCCCCTGCTTGGGGTTCATCGCGTCAACCTTTGACTCAAGGATCAGAACGGACTGGTCGCCGGTCGAGACTGGGTCGTCTCCATCAGCGGCAGTGAGGTCAATGAACGCCTTGGTGGGATCGATGCTCTTTTGGTTGTCAATGTGAGCAAGGTTCTTGGTGAAGTTGACTTGGTCGATGATCTCGTACATCGTCCACAGATCGCCTTCACCGTACTGTGTTCCGGTTTCCCGGTTGCGGATGTACCAAAGAGGAATGATGCCGAAAGCGTTTGGATTCTCGGACGCGATCTCCCAAGTGCCGTAAGCCTCGACCTGGTCGATCATGGCGTATGGGTCGCTGGTGACGTTTCCTCCGATCATGGAGTTACTGACACGCTTGTAGACCCGGTGAATCTTGTCGGTGTACTCCTCGCGGTGCCAGTAGTTGCAACCGTCGGTGGGATCATAGACCGGATACTGGATCCGCGCCATCACAAGCCGTTCGTGGTTGTCGTTGTCCCAATAGAGCTGCACTTGCTCGGCTGGGTCCAGAAGGTCGATCTGCACCCCTTCTGCCTCAGTGTAGGAGAACTTTGCGACGACTCCACCGGAAAGTGCGCCCACAACAGCTGCAACACGGGCCCGGCGGGTCATGTCGTTGTTCTTCCAGACGCTGTTGATGAGCTTCGTCAGCTCTTCGTAGGCTTCGATGCGTGGATCAGACTCTTCTAGCTCCTCATCGCATGCAACCTTGAAGGTGACAGGCTTCCCAAAGAGCCAGGTCGCACCCTTGTTCACGATGTTCTGAACGAACGGACGGCAACGTGGGAACGGCCCTCGCTCCTCGGTCTTCCACTCCCTGGTCATTGCAGAGTAGGAAGGGTACGGCTTGAGTGCGTGGTATGCCCGAGCTGTTCGAGACAATAGGCGCACTTGCTTGTAGTTTGCCGGAAGGAACTTGGTTCCCAGTAGCGTTTTTGGATCGATCATGCGTATTGCCTTGGCTTGCTCTTCAAGCTGTTTTGTTGAGGTGTCGTGCGAACCTTGTTGACGGCGTTAGCGATGCTGTCGACTTGGTCGTCGTTGAGATGGGATTGGTCTTCCCTGAAGTCTTTGTGTTCCTGTTTGCAGTCCTGAACCCATGGACCCGCGAGGAACCAAGCGTTCCCGGCGTTGACCATGCTTTGCCAGTTCTTTGCGACGATGTGCTTAGCTTTAGTGACCGAGTACACCGACGCTTCAAGCCCTGCCCTCCGGAGCTTGATTGCAAACGGCTCAGCCCAAAGCTTTCCGGCGGCTCCTGGGTCCCTTGGGATCAGAACAGTTACCAGAACATCGGGATAGGTCTCTTGAATGTCCTTGACGAACTTCTCGATGCCTGACTCGACTTTGTCGGTCCCCCATTGCTCACGGACCATGGCAACGACGCCGATCGTTCCGTTGTAGCAATCAGCGACAGCCGCGCCGGCCGTGTAGTCTCCTCCGCCTTCGGTCGCCGCTACGTCAAAGCAAACGATAATGCGCTTGATCTTTGGAGCATCTTCGACCGTGTCGTAAACTTCGATCTCGCGGACATTGAAGAAGACGCCGTCAGCGTTCTCAACTTCGTGCTGAGACTCGCGAAGGAATGAGGCTGGACCCCAATCCCGCATCTGTGCTTGGCAAACTTCTAAGCTTTGACCTGCCCAAGTCGCTTCCCCTGAAGTGATGTATGGAACATTCAAGCCGTTCGGCTCTCTTCTAAGCTCGTACTTGAGACCCCTTACCGCTGGCTCGACGGTCGAGACTTCCCGGTCCATGAGGAACTGAGCCTGACCATTGACCAACCGGGCAACAATCCCGTCCTCAATGATGAGGTTTTGAATGAACAGGACACAGCAGTCGGTGGAGCCTGACGGCAAAATGGAGTTCGTAATTGCGCGGATCTTCTTCTCGGTGGACTTCCGGTTGTCCTCCCGGTTGTCAATGTCGTCGAAGATGATCAGGTCAGGTCGAAACTCGTCAAGCTTGATACCTCGAGCGGCAGTGTCAAGACCAAGAGCTTCGACGTTAAAGCCGTTCGCTGTTCGGAGCTGGTTGCGCCTCCATCCCTTTGATGCCCCGTACTTGTTGAGCGACCGTTCTAGTCCAGCTTGCTCGAGAAGCGTAGAGATCGCGGCAACGTGCTTGTCCGCCTGGTCCTGAGTCTCCGAAACGTAGAGAACATACCTGCGGGTTAGCCTGCAGCCGATTCTGGCAACACCGAGCTCAGCGGTCGAGGACTTGCCACCACCGCGAGGCCACACTTCCACACGGGGAGGAATGCGAACACCGAGGTCGATTGAATCAACCCATCGCCAGAACTTGTGATGACGGTCCGCAAGAGGCTTTGATGCAACGTGAGGGAAGCACTCTTTTAGCCATTCCTCGTAGCCTGATTCAAGGTTAAGCGTCGCCCTGGTCGTCTTGATCTGCGGTTGGCCGAAGAAGTTCGACAAATCGATCGGCTCTTTCGAGAACAGTCCTGCCCAGCTCATTGACTCCCTCTGGGTTCTTCTGAATGAATTCTGGTTTTGAGCATTCGTTAGCCCATGCGCTGAGCATGGTCACCGTCGCGTGAAGAAAGTTATTGAGTGCGGAGTTGAAGCGGTTCTCTGTCTGAATCTCTGTACCGTTTCGTACGATTCCCGCTCTCCAAGTTCCGATCGTCGAAGAGGGTAAGCCGTGCTTTTCCGCGGCGTCTCTGACTGACATTCCTGCAATGAGATCAGCAAGAACGGCAGCCTTTTGTTCTGGGGTGTATGCCAATGGCTCTCCCTCCTACGATCTGAAGTATTTCCGCGCTCTGGTCGATGAGGCCTTAACCCAGGTCTTGTGAATCTTCACATAGCCCTTGGCGGTCATGGACTCGATTTGCTTGGCGAGCTTCGTCTTTCGTGATTCCGAACGGGTCATAGTTCCTCGGCGGTGATGTACGTTCCTTTATCCTTTGCACAGGCAAGAAGCCAAACTGTTTCCTTCATTCGGGCATCGTCAGCATCGAGCGCCTTGACGGTTTGAGCCTTTACGCAGACTGACCAAACGCCAGGAATAATCGTCCGCATCAGGCGGATCCGGTAGTCCTTCATTTGGCTCCGGTGAACTTCTGCTTGATGTAGTAGGCACCGATGTCGTAGAGCGAAGCAGCGATCGCGCTGACGAGCGTTGTCACTTCGGAAGGAATCTTGTACTTGGAGGAGGCAAGCCAACCGGCAAACGCTCCGAGGAGCATCGTGCGAAGGTTGATGGCGCCGTCGAACTTAGGGTTATTCATGGTGTTGTCCTTTGTGGGATTGTTTGGTTAAGCTGCTGCTTTTGCTCTGAGCAACTGGAGGTACTCGACCCCCTTGTCAAAGTCAGCAAAGACGTTGATGAATGCGTCCGACCCTTGCTCTTGCGAAGGATCGATCACCGCGATGTACGCTGGACTGTTGTCGTTCTCAGGGAAGCCATTGATGACGGCGTACTCGTCGAACCGCTTGTAGGAGCCGACGGTCACCGCGTGAATGCGCTTCCCGGCGATTCGCTGAGTCTGATGCCCGTCGTCGTGGATGTGACCGCAAACAAAGAGATCATCGCGAACGCCGAAGATGGCCTCCTTGTTCGGTCCAAACGACGGACTGAACTGGCTCTTGCCTTTGAAGGTGTGCCGTGTGTTGAGAATGCAACTGTTGCCGTTGGGAAACTTGAGTTGGAACCTTCCGCCATGCTCCGAGTAGTGAGTCTCCGTGAGTCTGGTCATGTACCGAAAGATTTCGTTTCCGTTGTTCCAAGCATCGTGGTTTCCACCGATTGCGACGAGCCACTTAACTGAGCTGAAGAACCACTCGCAAAGAATGTGAGCGTGGCGCCTGGTCGCGATCTGCTTTCCGTAGAGCTTTTCGAGACGCCCGACCCAGTTGTTGGTGTAGTCGCCGACACAGAGGCCGAGGAGCCCTTCTGTTTGGGCAATCATGTCAACGTGCGATTTGATCCGCATGATGTCGCAGTTGTCGTCATCTAGGTGCGGGTCGCCGATGAGTGCGATACCGATAGGCCCATCAATGTGAATGTCGATGGGCAGGAGGTCGAGAACAGCTTTGCGGTCCTTGTTGAGCTGGAACTGCTTAACCTTGAGGTTGTAGAGATCATCAAAACTGAGATCACCAGCCGGTGCGGAAGTGACCGTGAACTCTGGGGCAGTGATCGACTTGCCTTCGTTGAACTTGATGCCTTCGTTGCCAGCTTTATTGCAGACACTTCCGAGCGTTCGCCCGAGCGCAGTCGCGACATCGGCAGCGGTCTTTCCCTGAGTGATCATCGAGCGCATCAGCTCGACTTCTTCAGCCCTCCATGGTATTCCTGCCATAGCTATCCTTTTCGAAGAATCTCAAGAATGTGCTCTTGGTGCGTTTCGATCTTCGCAAGACGCTCCGGAACATCATCAAACTTCTTCAGCTGTTCTTCGTGGCGATTGATTCGTGCCTGTGCTGTTGCGGCATGGGTCGCTCCGGTACATAGTGCGACGATCCAAAACCATTGCGTCTGAAGCCATTCGACAAAACCTGTCTGTTCATGTGGTGAAGTTGCCATCCTAACCCCTCCACCCCTGCTTGTCGCGCCAGGCTCTTGCCTTTGCTCTTGTGATTAAATCGAACTTACTCCACTCGCAGTGAGGATTGTCACGGAACGGGTCAAGCTTTCCGTCCGAGTTCCAGTCACCGCCCCAGGTGATCTTGTTTAGGCGGCAAAGGTGTCCGTAGTAAAGCCAGAACGCTTCGGAGGCTTCCCAGTTGGGCTTGCCATCAACGAAAGGAACGAGGTCGACCGCAAGGCAATCAGTGTGCCGGCTGTTTCTGGTCTTCGTTACAATGAACCCAGGTTTCGTCCGGCCCTGAGCGTAAAGCTCATCTTGTCTCGACTGAGGGCGATACCCTTCGATGACTTTGACTTCCCATTTCGGGGCGTGAACTTTACACCACGCTTGCAAACCTGCAAGGACGGCATCAACCCGCGCTCTGAACGGCGGATACAGGTGATCGAGATTGCGGTCTGCCATGAGAATTCCTAAAACCTTGATGAAAAAACGCCCCGCTCTTGATGTGGGGAAAGAACGAGGCAATGGTTGGCGCTTGAGAAGCGTTTCGCTTCGGCTGGATCCGAAGTCGCAAAAGCGATGTTGATTTGCCGCCCTGGACATCCTTTCGGAAGCCTCCCGAGGGAGATGGCGGCTTGGAGTTCAACGTATGGGATCGGAAGCAAGGAGGCATGACGCCTCCCGTGATAAGACTACGCTTTTTAACCTACAAACCCGGTATTCGTCTAAATTCACAGTTGGAATTCCAACTTACGAGTTGGAAAATGACAATTCCTGCTGAGGGCGATGAGCGCGGGGAATGATCGCGGCGTGTTCTTCTAGGGCTTTTACCCCGAGCCTTATCGAACCGTTCACAAGGACGCCACTTGCAAGCCGAAGCGTCATCGTTTCCGAATCCGAAAGCGCACTCGGCTTCATGTCCCTCAGTGAGTGAACCTGATCATCGCCAGCAATCTCCCCGCGCTTCTTCGGGTCGCCTGAGACGTATTTGTTGGGGTTTGCTTCGTCCCAGTACGAGCCTTGGTACTTGCCGCAAACAGGAAGCAGTTCTAGGATTGTCTTTCGGTCCGACTTCGATAGGTGCTCGTCGAGGACGTGCTCAACTGCCCAGCCGGTCATGTTGATTCCGCTCAGGAGCTTCTCGGTCACTTCCTTGGTCGAAGGAACAAATACTCCATTGGAGAGCCAGTCTTCGCCAGGAGACGACGTTGCGACCCTTATCTCGTTGGTCCTCCGGTTTCGATAGACGAAAGCGGAGAACTCGGCCGTCCCCCAGATCGCATCGAACGTCGGAATCGAGTCCGCTTGCTTTGCTTTTCGCCAACCAGCCCAAACACAGAGGGTGTACAGGTGGTTCAGCTTTTCGCGCCAGTAGTAGTACGTCGATCTCGGCAGCTCTTCCAGATTAAGCAGCGGGTTTTCGTGTCTCATGGGTTCTCCTTTCGGCGGTTGATTTCGCTTTCGATTGCGGTCAGGTGGGCTTTTGCTTCACCCAGGACGTCAATGTTTGCAGTGAGCTTCAATCCTTCGATTTCACGGCGTGTGGTGTCGGCTAACTTGTGGAGCTCGCCGATAGAGAGGGCGGAGAGACTCATTCCAGCACCCCCTGCTTGAACTCGGCATGCTTCGGAGCGTTGCCAAAGTCGAAGAACAATGCGAGGGCTGGCTCAAAGAGCGCCTTCGATACTCCGGACTTGCCATAGCGGACCTTGCAACAAACCAAGAGAACTTCGCTCTGTGGATATTCGTCGCGCCCCTCGGCCCTGGACTCGTAGTATTCGGGCCTGTGGAGAATCAAGATCGTCGCAGCGTAATCCTCGACAGCTTTCGAGTCGGCGATGTCGGTGATTGACGGAAGCTTGACCTTGCCATCCTTGTCCGGCTTTGCGGCTTCTCGGCTGAGCTGAGCAAGAGCCAGGACACAGATTTGCTCGTCTTGACACCAGTCCTTCAGTTCACTCAAGAACGCATCAAGCTGGTAGCTCTTGCCCTTCTCTCCGCCCCTGACAAGTGCCTGGAGGTAGTCGAGAATGATGACCGGATAAACGCCCGTGTTGCGCTTGATCTCTTCCGCCTTCTGCTTGATCTTGACGAGACCCTTCTCGCCTTTGCACAAGTAGTAGATCGGCAGGTTATAGAACTCCTCGGCGACGTCGCTGAGCCTTGCGTACTCGGTTTCCGTCGCTGGTCTTTCGCCTTCGACGACTTCCTTTGACACTCCGGCGTAGGTCGCGAGGAACTGCTCGACCAGTTGCTCATCCGAGACTTCCTTGGAGACATACAGCACCGGCTGATTGATCTCTTTGCCTTCTGGCGTGATGACCTTCTGCTTGGAGATACTCAGAGCCTCACCGCGACCAAAGACCGTCTTTCCCATGCTGGTCCGTCCAGCAATGACCGAGATTTCTCCCTTGGGCCAACCCTTGATTCGGTGGGTGAGCGATCTGAGGTGAGTCGGAATTCTCCGAGCGGCGACCGGCTGATTGTCCATCGCCATGTCGATGTTGCGCCAAACGGTCTTGATGACGTCGCGCATCACCGAGAGACCATTGGTGGCAAGAACACTGGCAACTCCAGAGATCACCGCACTGGCTGACTCAAGCTTCTTCTCGACCGACTCGATCTCGGGATCAAAGACGATCTTGTTCACTTTCTCGCTGGCGTCCCGAAGGTCCCGAAGCGTCTTCATGTCCCGCACGATCGCGGCGTAGAACCGGGCGTTCGAAATCGCTGGAGCCTGGTTCTCAAGGTCGAACAGGTAGCTCTGTCCGCCAACCTCGACAAGCTGGTTACGGCGGGAAAGTTCAGACTTCACGGTCAGGTGATCGACCTCGTCTCGTCGCTCATGGATGGCACCAATCGCGGCAAAGATCAGGGCGTGAGCTGGTTTGAAGAACGAAGCCGAGCTGAGGATTTCGACAACCTCGTCGACGGCTCTCGGCGATTGAAGCATGCACCCCAGCGTCGCCATTTCCGCGCTGTTGTCGCACAGCTTCTCGTCAACCCAATCGCTCATCTTGCACCTGCCAAGATCGGGACTTCTTCGCCCGTCACAGGGTCAATCCGGTAGTCACGACCAAGCTTTCGCTCCGGAGGCTTTTGGTCCTCGTTCGGAGGGGTTTCAGCCTGAATCCGGCTTCGCTCAGCCTTGATGTCGGGAATGAACCGCTCAAGGACCGCCGCTGCCGTCTGCGAGTTCGTGCAGTTCTCGCCGTGGTAGACAGGCTTCGACGAAGCACGGGTCGAAACCCATCCAGCCCAGTGAGGCCAGTCCAGATTTTCAAGCCCAGGTTTCCCGTTGTAGCGATCGATCACGGACTCCAGGAGCTTGATCTGCCCTGTTTCATCCTGGTTTTTGCAGTTCTGCACGCAAGTCAGCACCCGAAGTTGCCTGAATGACTTGAGCGCAATAGACTCAACCCCTTCTTGTTCTGTAATTACTTGCTTGCTTTTCTCTGATACTGGCTCTGCCCCTGGTACTGCCCCTGCCCCTGGCTCTGGCTCTGGTAGTCCCGACACTGTAGCGACACTGTCGGGACACTGTGGGACAGATTGCGACTCTGTAACGACAACGAAGTCCTGTTTGGCTCTTTTGAGTGCTAATCGGGTTGCATCGTCGGCATGTTTGTGCCAATCGTGAACGATCAGACCATTAACAGGGCAGTCGTCAATCCACTTGGCTTTGACCATAGCGGCGATGAGCGCCCCTTCCTCTCCGTCCCATTCAAGCCATGCCTCGATGTCTTCGACCGAGTATTTGCCGATGTTGCCGTTCGGGGTGTAACGTCCGCAGAAGTGCCAGAGGCCCTCAAGGTAGCCCAGAGTGCACGACTTGTTAAGCTTTAAGATGTTCTTGAGTCTTGCGAACTTTGGGTGGTCGATTACTGCTCTGAGTGCCATTATTTCTTTCTCCAGTTGAGCTGCCAGTTCTGCCCAGTCCAGGCGGTGGTTCCGACGACTCGGCTTGACTTGTCACCGGCTTCCGTGATCTCCAGGCAATGCCCAAGGAACCCGAAGCCGATGACTTTGCCGACACAGCTACCTTCAATGGACTCCATCAGGGTCCCGTTGGCGAAGGTGCGCCGTCCGGTTGTCTTCTTGTCAAACTGGCCGCGCACAAGAGCCTCCTAAATTTGCTTGGTTTTCTGCGTCAGCCAAAAAAAGAGAGGGGAGTTCTCGCCAGGAGACTTCGACCTGTGGCGTCTCTCCGAAGCACTTGCTGACGTTCTCTGTGCAGACTTGCCCGTCGTCCTCCCAGAAGCGTGTCGCTGTCATGGAGTCCTTCAGGAGCTTCAGCATGTTGTCGGTGTCAGGCTTGGTCGTCTTCCAGATGAACCCCTTAATGCGGTTCTTCTTTGGTTCGTCCTTCTTGTAGGGGAACACGAAGCGCACAACGAGCTCCACGGGGCCTGTGGCTGGCTTGACGGGGCGGAAGAAGGCGAGAAGCGTCTCGTAGGTCTTCGACGCATCGGTAGCCGCGGCATTCTTGAAGAACATCGGCTTGCCTTTTACGATCTTGATTCGTTTCCCTGCGCTCTGACTTGTCGCAGTCGGTGGCTC